AAATTAGCCAGGATGAGTTTTTAGAATTGTGCAAGGAAGTTGGAATTAAATAGTTTTCAATTGGAAAATTGGAGGTTGATTATGAGTAGAGATGAAGTGAAATATTATATAGATCATATGGATGCAAATGGTTTATTAAATTTGTGCAATGATATAAATGAATGGAAATATAAATCCGGGAAACTTAAACCAGATTGTACATTAAATCATCTAGCAGAAAATTTACAGTATTGGGAATTAAGAGATCTGGAAGAACTTATTCTTAATGCAGCTCATGAAAAATTTGGGAATCTAGTTAGTTTATTAATAAAGAGTGAACCAAGTATCTATATAAAATAAGTCAATGAAACCAAGTTTTCGTTAGGAGATATGAATATGATTACATTTAAGTGTTTATATAAGTTAACAAAAGAAGAAGTAGCTGGAATTGTATTTGATATCAAAAATGGTAAATCTTATACTGTTCTAGGCTGGGAGAATTATTATGCTACAGATGCAGATATTATTAAGTATTATAATTCACTTTAAATAAAAATTACAGACTAAGAAATCTAAGTTTCAGGAGGTAATATTAAAATGATTAAATGGATTAGTGCAGAAACACCACCAACCGAATATAGTATGACAAAAGAATACTTTGTCACTTGTGAATATAAGGGAGAAGGAAATGTGAATGGAAGATTAACTTTTGTTATGACTTATGAAGAGAGGGGAAGAAAGAAAGTTCCTACATGGTGCTGGAATGGAAGAATAGCAATTTGGAAAGTATTATTTTGGGCTGAGTTTCCAACACCATGTCAGGATGAAATTTAACTTTCTTTTGGTATAGAAATGGAGAATATTATGTTAAGAAGAAATTTATTTATAGGTATTCCAAATGACAAATTAAAAGAATGCTATGATAGTTATATTAGAGTTAGTTGTAAAAGAGAAAATAAAAAAGAGTTATTTTCTGATTTAGTAATAGAATATAAGTCTTTTATAGAAAACAATCATCCTAAAGCAGCGGAAGCAATTTGTGAAAGGGATATGTTTAATGAGATTGCAAGAAGATATTTTAAGATAGCTGATGTTGTTAAGGACAAAGATTTTTGTGAGATATTTGGAATTGAGGTGAAAGACAATTAGTAAATTAATACAGAAATTAAATTGGGATATGCCATTTATAAAAAATCAGTGTATGTTTGTATATGCTGAAGCTGATTTAGATTCCAATCAAAAAATGCAAGAACCACTACAAAAACTGTATCAGTATGAAAATCAGCCAGATATGAGAGAAAAGATAAGAGAATATATTAATGAGCTTGATACAGAAATTAATAGGTGTGAAAATGAATTGCAAAAATATTATAAGAGTAATGGAGATATAGGTGTTATAAGTATGCAAAATAGAATTCAAGTTTTAATTGAAGTAAAGAATGATTTACTCGGAAGATTGAAAGAGGTGATATAAATGAAACAGTATGAAAAATTACAAACAGATATGCAACAGAATTTATCAATAGATGAAATATCTGGGTATTTATTTGCATTAAAAGATGAATACGTTGCATATTGCAATCAAAATGATAAAAGAGTTGATGATATATATTCATTGGCTTCATTTTTAGACACTGAGTACAAAGAGGTACAATAAATAATGGAACAATGGGATATTACATGCTGTAAATGTGGGAAATTCATTCTAACAGAACAAAAGCAAGATGTGACAGGCAATATAAAATGTGTCAGAGGTAGTTATGACAATGGATTCTATAATGGAATTGAGGATCAATTCTATTGTAAAAAATGTGCTGATAAATTAGGATTGAGGTGATGTAATGTACGAATTTTCAAAAGAGATTATCGAAAAAATCAATACAGCAAAATGTCTTACTGTAAAAGAATTAAGGATAACCGAAGTTGCATTAAGAATGTATGAATTAAATGAAGATATTTTAGATGAATCTACTGGATTATCGAATAACGATAAATACGAATTAAAATATAAGTGTTAAAATAAATGATTTACTTGGAAGATTAGAAGAGGTGGTATTGATGGATAGAAAACGAAATAATTCTACATGGTGTTGTGATCAAATTGAAGAGAAAATTAAAGATTATAAAATATCTCTTACAGAAATTAAAGAAGAAGAGGTAAAGAGGCAGCTGAAAATTGTGATTGATGATTTAGAATCAATTCTATACAAGTAGATTAGAGGAGGTGATATAAAATGACCAATGGCATTAAAGAGAAAGACATTCGTGATATGCAAAAATGCTTTGATAAAATGGAATATATTCTAAAAAGGATTCAGGTGTATAATCCTGAAGCACGAATTATTTGTATTGAAAGTGATACAATAGCTCTAGTTAATTTCAATGGTGAGTTTATTGATTCAGCTCCACAAATAAAAGATGAACATATTGTTGCAAGTCAAGACATACCAGCAATGGATAACTATTGTTAAAAGAAATGACGATTTCTTTTGAAAATTTGGAGGTGAATAGATAATGGATAATATAGTTTATATGTTTGGAATTGCTATTTTAGAACATGATGGATATTGTGATCCTATGGATGACAGTACACAGTATAAAGTTATTAAATGGAAACTTTCAGATATGAATAAATATAACGGAGAATATGCTGTTATAGGATTCGATGGTTCATTGAAAATATATGAATCAGAAGGTAAAAAAATATTTGACGGCTCATTACTTGATTCCTCTGATTTTTGTAATAAATTAAGAGAAAAGATATAACCCAAAGAAAAATTGCTTTCAAGTGGAGGCAGATGTGTTATATAATATTGGTGATAAATTGAAATGTAAACATGAATTTAGCGGTGAAACCGAGGAGCAGCAATGATTAATTTGAATTGGTTGAAAAATAAGATATGTGAAAAAGAGATTGTTTGGGATAAAATCCGAATGTACGGAGAGGAGGAACATCAATTCAGCTATTGGATAATGGCAGTCATCTCCACCGATAATAAGATAGAATGGTATGTAAAAAATACAGCTATTAACGAAGTTATTTTCGAAGGAAATACATATGAATCCTGTGTTAATTTTCTTGAAACACTTATAAATAAGTTGGTTGAAACTGGAAAATATAAATATTTGGAATAAATGAAAGTAGAAGCAGAATAAACTGCTTCTTTTTTAATGCAGAAAACGAGGTGATAATAATGAATATGGGAAATCCAAAAAGAGCATCAAGATTTTTATGTCTTCACTGTATGAAAATTAATCAGTTAGGAAGTGGTATACAGAGAAATGGAAATCAGCGTAAGAAGAAACATATCAAAGACTTAACATGTTTTAATGAAGGCTGTAATGGAGAAATCACGAAAAACGTAGAAATTCGTTGGTGTGACGATTATCTGGAAATGTTGGATTATGCTCAACGAATTAGATCACGTTATTATACGGATAAAGTAGAGAATAATATGTAGGAAGGTGGAATATAGTATGGAAAGTTATAAAATTAGTTATAATGGTGATACTCAAATTAAAAATATTCACCATATAGGTGTTGATTATAATGGAAATTATTATAGCGTGATTTTCGGAGAATATGTAAATGGAGGATTCTTTAGTATTCCAAATTGGAATTGCGGTGGTGAGTTAGCTGGGTTTAGTGATGTGTTTTGGAATACAGAATCTATTCAGAAATCATTAAAAAGTAAAAGAGCAGCTAAAGCTATTGCAAAAGCGATATCAGATTATGTAAAGGAGTGATTGGTATGTGTTATAAGATAGAAGTACAAAATAGAAACGCAGAGAAGCTTAATAGGAAGTTGGATGAGTTAAATCTTCCTATATATATGAGAAAATATTTCACTGTTAGAATAGAGAGTAAAGCAGGTGCGTTGAATTATCTTGGAGTTATTGTAGATTTACTCAATTGGTTTATTGAAGAAAAACTTATTGACAAAACAAATATTTCAGATATTAAGCCATCGGATTTTACCGATATTATGGCAGAGGATATTACATTATATTTGAAAACTAAAGAACAGAATGGTATGTCACCAACCACATTGGAAACTAGAAAGCATATGATAAGTAGCTTTTGGGATTATATGAGTAGAGTAATGGGAGCTGAAATTAAAGATAAATTCTTCAAAGATGTAACATATAAAGGAATTCCATCTGGAAACAATTTAACTAAAAAACTTCCAACAGAAAAACAGCTTAATGATATGGAAGAGAAAATAATGTGGAAAAAGGATATTCCAGTAAGAAATAGAAATATTGCTATCTTTCGTGTATTAAGAGGAACTGGAATAAGAGAATCTGAACTTGCTGGTTTAGATTTATCTGATTTACATTTGGACGAAGAAATGCCATATATTACTATTCTTGGTAAAGGTGTGTACCGAGAAATGCAAAATAGAACAGTATATCTTAGCGGATCTGCTCTGAAAGCATTAAGAGAATGGTTAGAATACAGAAGCACCTTAGATAATATTGTAGATACGGAAGCTGTGTTTGTAAATAAAAATGGCACACGTACAACGGAAAGAAATATCAAACAGATATTTGAGAATTATGGAAATGGTATTACTCCACATATGATGCGACATTATTATGCTAGTATAATGAACAGAAATGGAAATCTTGCATTTGTTCAGCAGCAGTTGGGGCATAGTAGTGTAAATACAACAGTTAATAATTATGCAAACGGAGCTGTTGGTATGAGAGAAAAATTAATGGAGATGTGATTTGATTATGGTTGAATATATTGGGAAGAAAATCAGAACTGAAAATAAAATAACAGTAAGAGGGCTTGCGAAAATGGCTGATATTGCACCAAGTACAATTAGCAAATGGGAAAATGGAAGTGCTGTTCCTGATTTAGCTGTATTGGATTTGGTTGCCAAAGCTATGAAAGTGAATCCGTTTGATTTGGTTAAATTTGTGTAATATGTATACGACACTAATTTTTAGTGTCGCTGTGAACTTTGTTAACTTCGTTTGTTACGAGATTTCGAATCCACCCAGATAAGGTTCGCCCATCTGTACATGCAATTTTTTCAGCCTTTGCTTTAACGTCTCTTGATAAGACAACCATTACTCTTGTGTTCTCTGGTTTGATTTTACCTTGTGGCATATTATCTTCTCCTTTATCATTTTATAAACTATATTATAAGTTGTTGTAAACTGTATGTCAATTATTTTAAAAAACTGGCATAAACCTATTGACAAGTTGTCATCAACTTGCTATAATGCGAAGCATAAGAAGTAAACAAAAGATAAAAACGTAGGACATTACATAAGAAGAAAGGAGGTAAAAGGAATGACTGTAAACTTTGGGGATGTTATGATGATTGACTTTGGAGAAGACAATATTAATTCAGTTCAAGTAGGAGTAAGACCAGGTGTGATCATTCAGAACGACATCGGGAACAAATATTCTCCAACCTCAATAGCTGTTCCTTTGACCAGTGAAATCAAGAAATTAAATATGCCATGTCATAAAGTCCTACATATGAATGAACAAAATGGCTTGACGGAAGATTCAATGGTGCTTGGAGAGCAAGTAAGGGTAATTGACAAAAATTCGATATTATACAAAATGGGCACTTTAAACGATGGTGAATGTGATCTTGTCGTTAAAGCATATTTTGCAAATGTACCTAGAAGGAGGGTTAGTTGTGGCTGAATATAAGACTATCACAAAGAAAGAATTGACAGAATTGCTTGATAAATATCCAGAAGATGAAGAGTTCAATATTATCCAAACTCAACTTGGAATGACAATTATTCCATTAGGAGGGCGGATAGCAAATAAGGTAGACATTTTGGAAATTGCAAATGCAGCAAAAACAATGATTTATTCAGAGAATAAATTCATGTCACAAGTTGACATGCACAGTGTAAGGCAAGATATATTTAATATAGAAAGAAATGGTGTAATGAATACGTTACTACTGCCGAGATTTTCTAATAAAGAATAATTTTAGTGTCCTGATTATAGGACACCATACATATTAAAATGCAAACATGAACAAGAAATCGAACAAGTGTTTGTTTTATACTTGACACAAACATATGTTTGGACTATGATTATTATTGTAAGAGAAATAATGGAAATAAAAACAGTCCGAATGACGTGGCTGCAACCACATATGTCATTCAGACTGTAACTCAACCAACCAAGATTAAGTCATTACATATTTTGGCATAATTTTCCAGTTATGTCAAGTTCAGTATGGCTAAAATCATAGCCTGTTTCCAATATTTTATCAAAATTTAATATTTAGGGCATTCGCCAAGCGGTAAGGCACAGGAATTTGATTCCTGCATTACATCAGTTCGAATCTGATATGCCCTGCTTTGTGACATTCCACCCGGTATGTTACAGAACGCAAGTGATTTCCTTGTAAGAGCAAAATGTGTAGTTGCTATAGTTCTACCATAGTCTAATCCACTAACGGATTACAAGCTGATACTATACTTCCTGATAAACTTGCGATAGTGTCAGCGACTTGGATCATTAGCACAATTGGTTAGTGCATTCGGCTCATAACCGAAAGGCTCAGAGTTCAAGTCTCTGATGATCCATTGCTAAATCAAACAAAGAGAGGAGATGATTACGTTGGCACAATATGTAATTACAGACGGTTCTCGTTGGATTATGAGAAATCGTAATGGTAAATATGTTCCAACATCTTGCGAAGCATTGGCTGATATATTTTCAAATAAAGCAGCCAATAATCTATATAATAACTCGCTACCCAAAGCCTTGAAATCAGTATTTCATATCCAGAAAATTGATACCCCACCCGATAATATAAAGCAGATTACACAATCAGAAGTGGAAAATAATACCGAAAAAGTTATGGTTGCTGAAAATATCCAGAAATGGATTGACAAAATAACTGATCTTAATGGATTAGCAACAGATGCATTACATAGAAAAGAAGAGTTGTGTGAAGAACTTAGCTTTGTAGACAGGGAATTATCCGATATCAATCATTATATAGAATTTTGCAATCTTAATGCAGCACAGGGATGGAAAGCATATAAGATGATAAAGGAACGGAGGATAAAAAGAAGAAGTATCAAAAATGAGATACAAATTCTTAACATTATTCTTGATAAAAAGATTTCTGACACAGTTACAAATGAGATTTTGGAGTCCATGTCGAAAATGGATAAGCGTACATATGAACCACGAGTAATGAACGAGCTGTTTGATTTGTAAAGGAAGGATATACATATGGTGATTTGTAAAAATTGTTACATTCCGATGATTGGAGTTATGTCGTTTTCAAAGGACAAGCATGAGAAATTCTGTCGCTGTCCTAAGTGTATGGCAGAAACAAGACATACAAAATTAGACGATTCTGGATTAAATTTTGGAGAATATTTACATAGAGAGATTAAGAAGGGGAACTAATTACATAATGGAAATTCAAGAAATGTTGGAGTGGTACTGTGATCATAACATGTACCATTTAAAGAAAATGTGCTATCCAATGTTAATAAAAATCGGTGGTATATCAAGCAAAGATTATGATGATTTCTATTCTATTGCATTAAGCGTTTTGGCAGATGTCGCTTTAAAATACGATGAAGATAATGATTGTGATTTTGATGGTTTTTTGGCGAGCTGTATTAATAGAAAATTTAAGACAGAAATCCGTGACCGTAATCGAAAAAAACAAATACCGGCAAAGAAGTTAGAGAGTACAAGTAATCTTGTTACAGAAGATGGACTGGAACTTGGAGAAACCATTCCATCAAAGTTTGATACATATGAAGCTGCTTGTGAATATTTGTTTGAAGGTACTAAGATTCAAAGATATTTGGATAAGTTATCATATACGCAACGCAAAATCGTTTCGCTGTTATCTGATGGATATAAGGCAAAGGAAATCAGAGAATTATTACATATGGATAGCAAACAATATTCTAATAATCTTGCAGCTATTCAAGCATATGAAAATGTAAAAATTTTAATGTAAACATAAGGAGGAAATAGTCATGGCAAACAAAGTAAGAGAAGAAAATATCCCATTAATTAACTATACCAATGAGGTAAAAGATGAAGATGTTAGTGATAATCAGGACGTACAGAGATATTTCTGTAGTGACAAGCCATTTGTTAATGGAATTGGCGTTACGATTTTAACTGGTGACTATCTTCCACCTTTAATTTTAGCTGAAGTTCCATTAAATGAAGATATCGTACAGAAATATATTGTGGATGGTCTTCAGAGAACAACCGCATTAATGCAGATTAGATACGGAAATCATAAATTTACTGGTGCTATTGAAGATAGTGAAATTGAGTACCAAGAAAAACAGGTAGATGAAAATGGAAAATTCTTAAAAGATGATGACGGGAATTTTGTATGGGAAAAGAAAACATTTGATATTAAAAATAAAACATATGATGATTTTCCAAAAGAACTGAAGAAGCGTTTTGACAATTATCAGCTCAGAATTGCCACATATCAAAATTGTGATATGAAAAAGGTAAGCAAATTGGTAAGAAAGCTGAATGTACAAAGAGGAATGAATACAAGTCAGAGAGCATTGACTTGGATTCCTACATATGCAAGAAAAATTAAAAATATTGCTGATGAAGGATTTTTTAAAAATAGTATTGAGTATTCTGACACTGCCAGAAAAAATGGAGAATATATGCAGAGCGTATGCCGATCTGTTATGAATGTTTTTCATTTTGATGACTACAAACGTGGTGCAAAAGAAATATGTGATTATCTCGAAGATAATAGTAACATTGAAGAATTCAATACAGTCCATGAATATTTTCAAAGAATCGAAGCAGCTTGTAAAGATACTTGTAAAGATATTCTTGTCAAAAAAGATATTCCTGTATGGCTGACAGTATTCAGTAGATTTGTAAAATGTGGTTTAGAAGATAGCAAGTTTGCAGATTTTATTCATGAGTTATCAGGAAAATTACATAGTATTGATGTTAATGGTGTCAGTTACGATTCGTTAAATAAAGAGTCTGGTACTACAGACAAAAAACTTGTAGTTGCTAAAATTAATACATATACAGCTTTGATGAACGATTTTTTACATTTTGATATAACAGAAACAAGTAGCACAGAAGTAGAGAATAACAATACAGAAGAAAATGCTGAAGATAATACGGAAGAAAGTGTTCTTTCCTTTGTTCAAGAAAATGCAAATCCAAATGTGACAGACGAAGATATAAACCTTTACACAGACATGGTAGAAGATTGTGTTAAGATTGACGATCCAGTTTATAAAGAGTGTGGAATGGCATTAGTAGCACTCATGGCATATGCTTGTCAAAATGATAAGGATCAGGATTTTGAAAAATGGATTGAGAATTACAGAAATAAATCTGATTTTAGTTCATCACAGAAAGTTAATTATACATATATGAAACGCAGCTTTGATAATTTTATAGCAAATGCGTAATCAATTTGGTAATAAGCAATAGCTTTTACATAAAAGATGGGCAACGATATGTCGTGAAGTTGCTGTTGCCCATCTCGCATATCAACTAGGAATAATCCAGAAGTCGATATACATATATAGTATCTCATTTCTATGGCTGAATCAATATCCAAATGACATTCTTCTCGTTCTGAGTTGGATTATTCCATTATTAAAAATGGTAAATGAACAGAAATTAAAATAGAAATATCAAAATAAAGTTCGATTTCTTTGGAAAAATGAAAGGAGAAGATTATGAGTCAGTGGACACATGTAGCAGCAGTTTTTAGATTAGATAGTTTTGGAGAGATTTCAGATGAAGATATTTATAAAGTCTTCGGTAAAGAAGTAACTTGGAATGATTTATACGACTATGACGAATCAGATAATACAAAGACATTGCCTATGGGTAGCGAAGGAACACTAGAAATGAGTATTTGGCATAATTCAGATAAAGGTTGTATGGCATCCACAACAGTATCAATCTTTGGAGATTTAAGAGATTATGGTGGAAGCGATATAGATAAGCTAAAAGAGTGGTTTAATGATTGTTGTGGACAATTTATAGTTAGACAGGCAGTAATGCATGTGATTGACGAATATGCCGATGAACCATTAGTTGTACAGTATGTTGAATAGAAAGAAAACTTCGTTTCCTTTGGATTATAAACGGAGAATATAACAGTAGGAACAATTAACAAAAAATAAATATAAGAAAGAAGAGGTACAAAACATGGATGGATTTATGATGTTTAAGAAGGCTTTACAGAAGCACTTCGATGAAATGCAAAAAGAGGCAACACATTTATTTGAGGTAAATGTAGATAAGGATGAATTATGGAATACATATCTTGATAGCTTCCCTGCTGGTACAAATGAGATTTTCAGAGAGCGTAGAGAACATGATTGTAGTTGTTGTAGACAGTTTATTAAGAATATTGGTTCTGCTGTCACTATCAAGGATAACCAGATTCATACAATTTGGGAACTGAATCTTGGTGATACAACATATCAGCCAGTATGTGATGCACTTGATGCTTTTGTAAAAGCTCATACAGTTACAGATATTTATACAACTAAGTTCCCTAAGATTGGTACAGAGTTTAACTTTGAGGAAATCAATGGAAAGTCTCATCAGTGGGATCATTTCTTCTTAGAGCTTCCAAGTAAGTTTGTAAATAGAAGTAGTCGTTCTAATGAGGAAGTTAAAGGACAGTTCAGAGATACAAGAAATGTATTTAAGCGTTCTCTT